AACATCAATACACCCTGAGATGCCAAATAGCTAACATCTGCTAGCTTCTCATATTTGAGATTTAGCCCATTATGAAGCTCATTCTCAACTCCTTCATAGAACTTCTCAAGAGAAGGTTGTAGCTTATTTGTATTGTTACATCCCATTAACAGTCCATCTGCTACAGGTTCACCGTTAATAAATGTATGATAGGGACACATTCCTATCATTACAACCTTCAGATTAGTGAGAGGAGTTTCTTTAAAACATCTGAATGTAACAGAAGAAGAGGGAGCTATTTGCCTCCCTCTTTTTGATTCCTTCTTGAGAAATTCATAAATCTTGTCACATTCTTCACTTTCTATAAATGGCTTCATTTTAGCATGCCAACTCTCGTCAAAATGATCTTTGAATAATTCCCATTTCATATTAAAACTCCATCATTAATTGTGTAAAACCTTCAATTTCTTCTTGTGTATCACCAGCAAGAGCCATGATTTGTTGTGTTGTAGCTACAGAAGGAACAATAATGCCTGATTCGTTCACAAAGAACTTATGAGCCTTCATGTGGTCATCAATCCAATTCCTTGGATGAGTTTCTCTCATTGTCTGTGTAGTGAACTGATAGAGTTCCCACATGCTTCCAGGAGCACCATAGTCATACGTAGGAGAGGTTAGCTCTTTAGCAATTTGATTCACTTGCATAGTGCTAATCAGTTGCTCCTCAAGAAGCAATCTACCTACGAGCTCTGATCTTGTACGCTTTGTCATCTCAACCTGTTTCATTTGTTCACGCTCTCTCTGCATAGTGACAAATGTATCACCAGCTTGCTTAATATATTCTGTAATTGCCTTAGGAGTGAAATCCTGAACAGTTCCCATGTGCTTCTTCTTGAAAGAGCCCATGTCACCATGCACAGCACCATTTTGACAAATAAATATACGTGCACCAATAGCAAATTTCAAACTCAATGATTTGTTATAACTATTCTGCCAACCAATCTGTAGCTGCATTTCTCTATCTGCTACATTAGAGATGGTGAAATTACCATTTGCAACAAGACCATCTGGAGAAGCTGAATACAATTGTTTGTCAAGAGAAAATCCTGCTCCTTCTATAGACTCAAGAGTGAGATCGATGAGCTGTTGGTGTGTAACTGGTTTGTACGTACGTGTCTGTGCTGGAATTTCAGCATTCAAAAGGACATCTTTAGTTGTTGTGTAAGTTGCTGTTTTCATTGTGAAAGTTTAATTGGTTTGTTAAAATATTCGCTTAAAATAGACTCAAGGTTTTCAAGAGATATACATTCTACAGAATCATATTCTGTAGTTTCTAGCCATTCTACATTACTTTTTATGTCATCTATGAGATTTTGCAAAGTCATATTATGTCTTTTTCTTTTAAATAATCTTCTATAACTTTTAATCCATACACTCTGGCAAGGTCAGCCCAATCTTTAATACCTTCCTTTAGATACTTCTTAGGTACGTTACAATATTCAAAATCAAACAGTTTTGTAATCTGTTGACTATTTTGAACACCAGCAACGTCACTATCAAAAGATAGGATTTGTATGTCAGAGTTTTCTTTCAGGTAGTCTACGTTTTCCTTTGAGAAGCATGCTATTCCTTCGTTCTGTACAGCACATGAACAAGAAAACAACTTCTTCATCACCATATAGTCTTTCTTACTCTTGTTGATGAAGGCTATTCTACAATGCTTTACATCTTCCAACCCATCCATTGCAGTGATGGGAACATTGTTAGGCACCCATTTACTTTTCTTATCTGCATAAGGTCTGTAGATTTTCCAATGACCATCATACAAATAGCCAAATGTCATTTCCTTTTCAATATTACTTATCAGCTGTTTGTTTAGATAGACTTTCTTAATAGCGTATACATTGTTAGCTCTCAGATCGTCTAAGCTTTGATGATATGAATTCCAATATTCAAGTTCAGCATTTGTAAACTTCCTTGTTATTGCTTGGATGAGTGATAGTCTTTTAATAGATTCTGGTTGCTTGTATTCAGACACTATCTTTTTATAGTGGTCTGTATGCTTACCATCAGCTATACCAAGTCCAAAGTCTTTATCAATGAGTTTTAAAACATCATTGATTGTAGACAGTCCATACAAGAGCTTTACAAAAGTGAAACAATCTCCTCTTAAGTTTGTATCTGCAAAATCTATAAATGATATATATCCCTTTCTATTCCCTATTACAAAGGAAGGATGATTTTCCTTTCTAAAGGGAGAATATGTCACTCTATTCAATTCCCAACCTTTATTAGGCATATACATCCTAAAGATGTCATAATCACTTATCTTGCTCAACACACTTTCAGGAGTGAGAGAAATTGGTTTCTTTTTTCCTCCAATCATTTTGTAAAATAAATGTAAAAGCCCTCATTTTACTGAAGGCTTTTACGTTATGACAGATTACATTAATTAGTAGCTAGCATCCTCTTCGTTTAATACAGCACTATTTGAAGATGCAATAAGGTTGTCTCCTTGATTATATTCTTTGAAATCCTTCAGAATATAAAAGTCTTTACAACCATATTCTCCTGTAACATTGATGACAAACCTTTCGTGAGGTTTCAGTTCCTTTTGTTTCTTGTCACGAAGCTTTGCAACAACACCAGAGTTTGAATAATCAACAAGCCTAAAATTCTTCAATGCATAGGAAGGAAGAAATGCCTTGTTGTAAACAGACTGATATTCTTTAGTTTCCTCTTCTTTTATTACAGTTTTTACAGTGGCAAGTGCTACAACAGATGTAGCCCACTCTCCATTGATTTGATCTCTAAGATCTTTAACATTACCACGCATGAGCTTCTTGAAGTCAAGAGACAATGTAGTTTCTGCATCACGATAGTCAAGGTTTCCTAACCAAGTCCTCATGAATGTATACAAGTCTTCTTCTCCTACATAAGCTTCCCTATATTCCCTATCCTTCTTGAACCAGTCTTGAAGAAGGTTTTCATCAGATGCCCAAGAACACATACCAATACTGTTTATGTATTGCTTCTTAGAACCATCTTTGTTTTCTCTTTCCCTGTCTTCCAAGAAGAATGTAATTTTGAACTTTTCTTTGTTCTTAATTTCTTCCAGCCAGAAATCGATGCGAAGAGTTTTGTAACCATCCGCATTCTCACCGATGTAATCTAAGGCTTTAGAATCTTCTTTAATTTCCATTCCCAAAATCTCTTTGTACTGCTCAAGGTCAGGGTTCACTGCCACCACTTTTCCTTCAAACAAACCGATGTACTTTGAGGATGATTGTCCGCCTTCGTAATTCTGTGTTTCTTTCTTTTTTCCTCCGATTGCTGCACTCATTGTTTTTTGTTTTTAATTGTTAATTGTAATTCCAAAGAAAACCTTTGTATTTCTTTACTTTTTTTCTAATAATGACATTTGATAAAGTTGATTTTCTACAGCCAATTTCTAAAGAAGCTTCTGTCAAAGAATTGTAAGATTTTATAAGTTCTCCATTTAAAGAGTATTTGTTCACCTTTTTAGAAAGTAATTGTATAACTTCTTTTGAACATGGTTTACCTTTATTATAATCAGACAATTTCTTTTTTGTAGTTTCTGATAACTTTTTACCTTTATGAGACTTTGATATTTTGTTTCTTGTTTCTTCAGAACGTTCTCTACCAACTAACTTTTGTCTTCTTCTTTCTGCAGATTCTTGTGTAAAAACCTGATTATTGTTACCATCTCCACCATCAGTCATATTTTTTAACTTGTATCCATTTTGTTTTATATGACTTATCCAATATTTTTCTTTTTCTTTCCAATTATCAGAATTAACTTCCTCAAGAATATCTATGTAAAATATTTTATCTTCTCTTATCTGTTTGTTTAACCAATTATAAAACCAACTATTATACTTGTGTCTGTCTCTATAATGTTGTTTTATTCTTTTTTTTAAACATTTTGCTTTACCAACATAAACTGGTAAGCCATTTTCATCAGAGAATAGATAAATACAAAACATTATTTATATATATTTTCCCAAAAAGTCAAAAGTTTTCCGTCATCTTCTTGTTCAGAAATAAAAATTCTTCCTTTTAAATGAGGAGCCCTGCTACCTGCAATAATACTATCATTTAATACGTCAAAGTTAAGATATCTTTTATTTCCATCAGCTGTAAGTTTGCAAAGAGATGTTACTTTTGATGCAAAAATAGTTTTTAGTTTTCCAGTGAGTGATATTTCAGATCCTATCACTTCATCTTTACCATTGTCTTTTATATATTTGTCAGCTACGTGAGCTGCGTATATTCTATAAGGACTAATTTGTCTAAAAGCCTCTATTTGCTGTAAAAACCAATCTCTTGTATATTTATAACCTGCTCCTTCTGGAAGTGTTAAAACAGATTTCCATTCAGGATCTCCGTAAGATAATTTTTCACCACCAGGAATTCCATCTTTTCTATTAAATTTCTTACCAATAATACTATTCATATATGCTAATGTACCACCAATTTCTGATAAGTCATCTAAATCAGTAAGTCCATCAATTATTAAATAACTGTATTTTCCTTTATTTTCCAACAAAAGTTTTCTATATTCTACATAATTTTGAAAAGATTCCCATCTACTAGTTTCTTGAGATGTATAAGTAGATAACTTTCTAGCTGCAATGAATTCATATCCACCCTTTTCTAAATCAAGTACAAGAGCATTGTTCTTAGTTGTAAAGTCACCAAGAATTGTACCTTTGCCCATTTTTGGAATTGAAATTATTACAAGGTCTCTAGGGTTTGTGCTTTTTACTTCTGTTATTTCTTCAGGTAATTGTAACTTGCTTGCCATGTTTTAATTTGTTTTTTCGTTAATGTATTTTATTTTGTTTTTATCAAACAAGGAAAGGGCTTTAGTTAACCACCTTTGCTCGATTTCCTCATCTGTAGAAACAATGTAAATATACGCTTTTTTCTCAACATTGTTGTATTCAAATGCTGTACATCTCATAATTTTCTGTGCAAGATTCTCTGCATTGCTGTCAAAATAATTGATAATCACCATGTTAAGAGGTGTGTAGGTGATTCCTGTATTTCCAATCTTTATTACAGCCATGTGATTGCCTTTACCAGAAGCAAAGTCTTCAAACAATTGTTTCTCGTTTGATTTACTGTGGTATGAAGGAATTCCTAAGGAGTCAGCGATTTTGGTCACTCCACAGAAAACTAGCACTCTCTTGTCAGAATAGTTCTTAAGGATTTTCTTTGTAGCATTGAGCTTTGCAGAACTGCTTTGTATTATTCTCATTCTAGCCAGACGTGGAAACATTGTATTCTTTCCTTCTCTTTCTAGTTTGTTTATAACCCAACTGTATGTGTCAAATTGCTCCTTCTCTGTCCTGAGTTTGTCCTTGTATTTAACCTTTGTCAGATTATCCAAAGGAACCTTCACCACTCTTATTTCATAGTCTACAATAATTCCTTCCTCTATTGCTTTTTCAATAGGATAGCGAGCTATTACAGACATTCCAAGTTGGTGGAATAGTTCAATCTCAGTGGGCTTAGAAAGTGTACCTGTAAGACCAACCACCCTTTTGTTCCTACTGAGGAGATCTTTAGCAGCTTCCATTTGAGCTTCTGACAATAAATGTATCTCATCTATTACAACTACATCGTATGTATTTTCACAATACTTCTTCAATGATAGGTGTGTTGTAAATGTTACATTCGAGCTGTCATAACCAACTGCTTCAAAGTCATCCTCCCAAGATTGTCTAATCTTATTGTCTGGATAGGCAATTAGTATAGACTTTGGTTTGATTTTATTGAAGATGTGAATGGTTGTCCTTATCTTACCAAACCTAGGAGCTAACAACAATATTCCTTTCTTATTTGAATTCACCCATACATCTGCAAATTCTTCTTGTCTTACATCTCTAATACTTTTCTGCATACGTTAAATGAATTTAATAAATTGATTGTTCTTGTCTGTTAGAATTACCACTTTGAACTTTTTATCATAGTGATCTCTAACTTTCTCATAGACATAATTTACATCACAACACATATTCATGTATATAAAAAACTCCTGAACACCAAGAGGAGTGCTGCCATGTTTTGAAGGATTATGATGTTCTCTGTAGAATTGATAGATGATTTCTATGTTGTTTCTATGATTTAAGTATTCTTGTCTATTCATATTTAAGATTTTAAAAACCAGGTTTTATCTACAACAGATGCATAATCACTGTCAGACATTTCTTTTCTTTTCTTGAGCTCTCTGAATATTCCTATTTGACCCATGAAGCCGAGTCCAATTCTCAGATTATCCTCACCATAGCTGTTTTTGATCAACCTCAGGCTTCTAAAATATTTAGCACCATGACTGTCAACAAGTTTAGTTAAGTCGTAACCAGATGGATCGCTTACATTATACCTCATAGGATCAAACAAAGCAAGAACAACATCTGCGTCATTTTGTGTAGAACTAGATTCTGCAAAATCCTCCAATTGAGGCTCTACATCACCAGCTTTTATACGCATGACATTTGAAATAGATCTGTTAAACTGACTAACCACAACAGGTGTATATCCATAAAAGTCACGAACATACCTGAGCTCATCACTCATCTTGTCAATAGCTTCCTTCTTTGTTGATTGGTCTTTAGTAGTTTTTAGTAGTCCTATGTGGTCTATTACAACAATAGTTATCTCATTCTCATTGTTTGGTATGTAACGCTTGTTGTAATCATCCACTTGTTCTATATGACCATTGTTCAAAGCGTGAGTTCTTAATCCTTTAGAAACACCAACAGGGTTATCTGGACCATCTATAATTGTGATGACATCACTCATTTGTTCAATGTAATCTTCATACATGAGAAATAGATCGTGCTCATCTTTAGTCATCTTATCTGTCCAGCCCAAAAGTTTAGGAACAGGGATGATTACACCATTATCAAGGAATATCTTTCTACTCACCCATTTTGCGAGTTTGTATGTTCTAGACCTCTCCATTGAATGATATATGATGCGTAACTTCAATTTTGGATCTTTCTGACTGATATACCAGTCATAAGGATTCAAAACAAAGGCATCATCTACAAAGCTTGTCTTACCTGAACCTGTCAATCCACCTACAAGAAAGAACATGCTCTTCCTAATACCTATGTATTTATTGAGCCTTTCAAATCCCATAGGAATACCACCATTTCTACCTTCAAGACCTGCATTAACTTCTTGCCTTATTAATTCAAAGCTCATGTTGATTATTGTTTAATTATTATATGTCTATGCCATTTTGTTCAACATCATCAACTACACCATCTTCCTTCATAAGCTCTATGAAAGGTTCGAATGTTCTTTGATTTAAATATGTTAGAGAGTTTTGCATATACGTAATCTTGTTTGTCTTTGATAAAACAGAAGCATTCCTCTTCTGTGTAACATCATATTCCAAAGCTTTTATTAGGTCGTCTGCTGTATAATCTCCTTCAGCTACAATCTTATTAAACTTCAGAAGACATTCTTCTTTATTAACTCTTAGGGCTCTGCTTCCTTTAAACTTAGTATTCTTATGTTCAAAAGAATCAGTGCCTGGATAGGCTTTCCACCATCTCTCAAAGTCAGAAGAATCAACTGTCAACCTAACTAGCTTTTCTCTAGAAGGAGAATCAAAGAAGGCGAGGATGTCCTCACCTTCTTTTGTAAGTTTTCCTTCAGATGTAATCAATTGCTTCCTAAGAATTGTGCTGTATATCAGAATAAGCTTTACGTTGTTTTCGCAAAGAGACTTTACGTCTACCTCTTCTTTTAAAAGCTTTAGGAGATACATCATATCCAACGTAATCCCTTTTGACATCAATTCTTCGTACTTCTTGAACGTCACCTTCAATGTTGTCATGTTTTTCCACTCTTATTATTGTTGCCAATGTTTCAAATAAATCCTCCTGCAAATATATCATTTCTTTGAGGTGCTCTCTTTCATAATCTTCAAACATCATAAACATAATTTTAATATGAAGCCCAACCAAAGAAAACCCATTTACCATCTCTCTCATCTGAAGAACGCTTATAGGAAACCCTTGCTACAATCTCATCACCCTTCTCCATCAGTTTCTCCATAATCACCTCAGATGAATTGACATGTTTCTCTGTATAAGCTCTTGCAGCTTTAACAGCTTCACCTTTTGTATTGTGTCTGCTAATTACATCACCAAATGTCCTTACAGTGTACTTAAGCACCCATTTAGTTGTACCCTTTGTAGCAGTGTTCAACACTTGACTCTTATTCTTGTTGGTGTTCAATTTAGGTTCAATTATACAAATAGCTTGAGCACCTTGATGCTTTGTAAGAGTGTCTTGCTTCTTGTCTATGAACTCTTGTAAGCTCATCTTACTTGCTTTAAACTCAGCAGTGACATCTCTATAACCAGAAGAACAGTTGATTTCACCACTATATCCTCCTTG